CTGTCTTAACGTCAATCACACCCTTGCGCGTCCCGAAGCTGGCGGCGAAGTATTCCGCCGGCGTTAAACCGCGGCCGTACGAGCGCAACACCGGCAGCGGTATCGGCTCGTCTTTGTGGTCAACGTACTGCATGTCGGCGCCGATAAGCGAGTTCAGCGTAAACTTGTTGCCACTACCGCCGCCTAACACCTGATGCACCAACGGGTTGTTATTTTCTAGCGCCTCGTTGTACACGTCTTCGACGAGTTTTTTTTGCGTGTCAGCGGCGAGTTGCAGAATTTTTAACTGCCGCTCTTTTTCCGACGTGCCGGGCGTCGCCATGATGCCGCGCAGCTTTTTACGTACTTCTAATTCCGCACGCCGACTGGCGAACGTCGGCTTGATGTCTTTTAGCCCCATCGACAGGCCGCCCGTCGAGTACGCCACGTCGCGAGAGACGTCATGAATCTTCTTCATGACTTCGCGGTATTTATCGGGGTGGCGCTTTGCTAGATCAGTGGCCAGCGCGCCCATATTCTTCTTGTCGAGCACGCGGTCGTAGTTCCGCATGTCTTCCGGCAACGCTTCGTTGATGAGTAACTGGCCTAACGTTGTTTTTAACACGGCACTTCATCAGTTTTTAGGCGGTGGCGGCAGTTCGTGCACTTTTGGCGCCGGAGTCTCTACCCCCGACATTTTCAGCACAGTCGCAAAATCTTCGTCGCCCACTGCAGAGTACATAATGCCCTCGGCAACGTGGGTGGCGACAAAAATAGGATTGTGCAGGTCGTCTTCGATAACGACGGTGTGCGCTTTCGCTTCCGCAGGAATTAAATTGTGCTGCGTCTTAACCAGCATGATTCGTCAAACTCCGGCAAAGAGCAGCCACGGCGCTTGCTTTCGTTTGAAGGTCCACGTTATCTGGCGATGAGACCGTAGATGTCACGCTCTGATCTACCGGACGGCCGATCCGGGAGGCGTGCTGGTCGACAGCGTCCCACCAGTTCGCCATCTTGGGTGGGCCGCCGGCTTCCGGAGGCATGCCGCCTGCGGCGGCCGGGTCACCACCCGCGCCCTGCTGCGGCGGCGGAGGCGCCATGGGGCCACCGGGAAGCGCAGTTTCAGCCGGCGGGGCGCCAGTTGTGCCGGGCGGAAGCACAAGCGATTCCGGCGCAACTTGCACGCCCATGGCGTTCATAATCGCCGTAAGCTGCTGCTGCATGTTGTACAGCCGGTAATCAAGCATCTGCATCATTTGCTCGGGCTTTAGTTTTTGCCCACCGGCGGCGCCAGCCGCCGGAGGTGGCGCGGGTTGCGCCGGCGGCAATCCGCCCATCATCGACGGGTCTGTCATGCCCGGAGGAGCCGCGGGCGCCTGCTGTGCGGCCGGATCGCCGGCGGGGGGCGCAGCGCCTGCAGCGGCCTGCATCGGCGTAGCCGGCGGCATGACGCCCATATCATTCGGCATGGGGGCGGCGGCTGATGGCGGCACAACGGCCGACTTTTCCAGCAAAGACTGGCGGGCCAGCGACAAAAGTTCCGGATTCACAGTATAAGACATCATTACCTCCGTGTAATATCAATTCAGGCTTTATCTTCTACGATGTGTACCGGCGTGTCCACGTCAATCTCGCCGCGCCGATATGCCGACAGAGCATCCTTCTTGCTGCGATAAACCCGCGGCTTCGACCGATTGTTCATTTTACTGGAAGCTAAGTATACACCAGTCTGATAATCCTTGTTCGGTACATAGTGCGCTTTAAAGTTCGCCGTGGCAAAAAGGTTTTTACTGGGGAGCATCTTTTCGACAGCTTCCTTGGCGGCGTCGTCGGTGCTCGGGACGTGATACTGCATGGCGTCCCCGTCAAAATCGGCCCCGAAGCCCTTTGTAATAACAGGATTTACTTCCATGACCTTGTTTTTGGTCAGGCGCGGATAAAACGCCATAACCCCGTACCTGTGCAAGACCGGCGCGCGGTTAATAACAATAGGCTTAGAATTCATTTGCTTGTCGAGTTCGTCAAAAGCTGCCTTGTTTTTGTCCTCTACAGCGCGCAAAGCTTCCATTCTGGGCAAACCCCGTCGCACGAGGCCACGCACGACAAACGGCTTATAAATCTCCCATGCTTTTTCTTCGGGGAGCGCGACTTCGTCCATGTCCAAGTCGGGATTCGGGGTAATCACAGCACGGCCCACAAGATCGACGGTGCTGGACAGCAGTTTGCGCTGCATGGTGCCGAACTTAGGGCTGTCCCCGAATATCTTGGACAGGAAGCCCCGGACATTGCGCTCGACGTTCTTGGGGTGCTGCGGGTCGCCAAGTCCGGTGACGGCTTTCATCGAGTCGTAAAGAGACAGGCGCTCGTTCCCGTAATCGGCAAATGCGCCAGACGCCTCTTTTAAGACGTTATTGGATTCAAGCAGTTCTTTGTAGAGATAATTGGCGTCATCTACGAGCGGAAGCTTTTTAGCCCCCATTGTCGAGACAGGCCGGAACGCAGGAGGCAACACGCCGACCTTGGTGAGCATCCAGCTTTCAGGATTTACACCAGTAGCTTCGGCGCCCTTTAAAAAGCCTAGACGGCGTACGGCGGCATCTCGAATAGTTTTGCGGCCTGATTTGATATCTTCCCGCGCTTGGTCAATAGCCTTCGGAACGTTAATGCGCTTCAAAGCATCCTGAATGGCCGCAGGTCCCGTTGAGTCGCCCAGTTTGTCTTGGCCAGCGAGAATGCCACGGAATTGCTTTTCAGTAAGCCCAAGAACGCGGCGAATGGGTTCTTCCATAATCGGGTTGGGCATTGGCTCGTGTAACGTGATCTTCGCCCAACGATTGCCGCCATGACCCCCCGTAAGCGTCTCATCGAACAAGCCGCCTTTGATGGGCTTGAGATTGCCTTTCCAGTCGACGGTCTCGGCGCTGGTTAATTCACGGTCTCCAGCCAGTTCGTCGATGGACTTGTCGGTCAGGGCCATGATGTGCGTTTTAGTTCCCGTACGCACTGTATTCACGCCAGAAGCCCGCAGTTGATTTACAAACTTCTCGTAGACGTGCGGAACTTTGGGGAGCGGCGGGTCGTAGCCAGCCATGAATTGCGTCCAGTATTCAGGGTTGGCTTGGCCGCGTACCATTTTAGAATCGCGTACTACTTTGCCGGCGCCGTGGGAAAGCAGAGCGCCTAGTTCCAGCATCCCGACTCGCTTGGCGCCTTCAGAGCCACCTTTCGCGGGTGTGCCTTCGGCTGTGTATCCACCGGTAGAGCGGCCTTGACCTTTAGACTCGGCTGTGTGGTGGAGCTTCATAAAGAACCGATGGCCAGTTAAAATTCCCTTGATCTTCCGGCCAGATTCCGGGTCAGTCAGGTCTTCGGTATCAGACAGGCCGTTTTTGGCGAGTTCCTGCTGCGCGTACTCTATTAAGTCCCGCTGGTCGTCGAAGTCTTTAATTTTGAATGGCTGGCCGGTCTTGGCGGCGATTTTGCCCAGTGCCGCCTCAACGATCTGAGCGGGGTTTACACGGTTAATAAGTCCGAGGGGGCTGACAAGTATCTCCATCGGGTTTCCGTCCTTGTCGGCGGGCATCTGGCCGTCTGGGACGATTTCAGATACCACGCCCTTGTCGCCAAACCTCCCAGTGATCTTGTCGCCCACTTCCATCTGAGACTGAGACTTTACAACAACCGAGACGCCCTTCTTGGTGTGCTCAACGTCCGTAACAATTCCGGGCGAATGATGGTCCCACGTAATAGTTTCGTTAGCAAAAGACCCGCCACGACCTCGATGGACTTTGCCGTATACCTGATCGCGCTTTTTGGCGACGAGGACGAGCGGGTCACCAAAGTTCACAGTCATGCCCTTCTTGATAGCGCCGTTGTCGTCAAAGTTATCTAACAGCTTTTTGTCGTACTCAGAAGGAAACAGCGACATGAAAGCTTTTTTGCCGACGTGAGTGTTATCGTCCCATTCGGCTTCGTTCTGATACATGTGCTGGCTGGTGAGTCTTTTGGCGGCAGACTCGGAAATTACTACAGCGTCTTCGTAGTTTCTTCCTCGGAACGGCAGATAGCCCACGCGGAGGTTTAATCCCAGCGCAGCAGAGCCGTTCTTGTCCGTAAAGTTCGACGTTGCGAGAAGCTGGCCGGGTTTGACTACGTCGCCGGGCTGCACCGTAGGCGTCTGCGTCCAAAACGTCTTCCGGTTGAACGGCATGTCGTTATACAAATCAATAACTTGCTTCTGGCCGTTTTGGTCGCGCAGAATAATTTCGTCAGGAGTAATAGACTCGATTTTGCCGCCGAATTGTGATTTGATGGCGCCCAATTTCTCGCCCATCTCGTCTTCATGCGAGGTGCCCGGCGTGTCCGCTTTTTCAGACTGCACAAATGGGGCTTCCGCGTTGGCGAGAGGTAGCGCCTGTGTAAACATTCGGCTACCCATGATGACGCGCTGGCCTTTTACCATAGACTTCATCGGCACCATATTTGTGAGGGCCGAGAAAGTGCTGTCCATATTGGGAACAGTGTATTGCGCGTCTTTTTTGGGCACGTATTTAATCTTGCCGTTTACTAAAGCCGCGACCATAGGCAGATCAGACTTTTCTTCGCCGGGAAACATCAGCGGCATGTCGGCGAGTTCTTGCGGAGTTTTATACTCAGTCTCGCCAGTCTGAGAGTTTTTTACGGGCACAACGAAAGTGTGTAAGTTCTGCGCGGATTTACGGGCGCCAGCAGCAAAACGCATATCGACACCCACTTTGCCGCTTTCAGGCGTGCGCAGATAGTCGATGAAGCCAAAATGACTCGGCTGCACGCTACGAGATTCGGCGGGGACTGCGTCGAGGGACCCAATACCGCCTTCGCCCAGTCGAGTTACGCGCGTTTGGTGGTCGAAGATTTCCGCAGGGTTGATTTCTTCGAGACTGGAGCCAAGGCCAGACCCGATGAGCGCTGCGGTAATCGACTTGTTAAACACGCCCGACGGAATGTGATCCAGAGACTTCTTGGCCGTGGCTTTCCAGAGCAATTGGCGCAAGGCTGTCTTGTCCTTGACGAAGCGCTCGGAAATTAAATCTTCCGGGCCAAAGACTTGCTGATAAGTCATGCTATCGCGGTCGTCAGAGTCGGCCTCTTTGCGATTTACGGCAATCAGCTTCTTGGTAATATCCAGAATCGCGTCGGGAGTGAGGTTCTTGTAAGGCTTGCCGAGCGTGCGTTTGGTGACTTCTTCGTCCAACTCTGTCTTGTTAAACTCTGCCGCGATAGCCTTGATCTTAGCGATCTGGTCTGCGTTGGCGTCTGGTTTGAAAACGAGGCGTTGATAAAGTTTGTCGAGCGTGCCGGCGTCGCCCTTCTGCATGTTAACCGCAGTGATTTCGTTACCCCAAGTTTCGCGCATTTGCTTGTCAGTCACGCCGAGCGTCTTGAGCAGCGGCATGAGCGGAATCTTAGCCTGCCCGATCTGAATCTGGAACTCACCAGACTTGGGGTCCATGTAGTACCGGTGAGAGCGACCTTTACCGGGCAGCGTATTAACGTGCGACTCCAGTTCGCCGTTCTCCTTCTCGCGCGTGAAAACACCCGGGCGCAAACGGAGTTGATGCGCAAGCGTGTACTCAACGCCTTTGTTCACGAATGTGCCGGAGTCCGTAAGGTACGGCACATTGGCGATCGTGGCTTGACGCGACGCGACGGGCTGCTGCGTCTTGTTATCGATCAGCGTCCAAGTGCCAGTGAGCTTACGCGCCAAAGAGCCGCGCGTGAGCACAGCTTTCTTCTGGTCTTTGCGGCTGTAGCGGTCGGGGCCGGCGTATCCGACGTTCTGTAACTGCAGAGTGTACAGGTCGTTCTGGATCGGCTCAATGCTCGACGCGCTGCGCAACGCTTCGTTAAAGATATTATCGCGCAGAGCGGGCACATCGCCGAATGCGCGAGTTTGCGGCTGCGAAATAGCCGGCGCAGTTAACGGCGGCAGTGGCGGCGGTGAAAACTGGTCAGGCATCACACACCTCGTGCCGACGCCGGACCAGCCTCATTTGTTAAACGCTTTACTTCCGCCAACTCAGTCGGATCAATCCACGGCGTGTCCAGCCCCTGCATTCTGCGCCGCGCTTCGCGTGCCTTCTGGAGATTGCGCGCTTCAGACCTAGCCTTCGTCTGATCGTACATGTACTTAGCGCCAATGGCCCCGGCGCCGAGTCCGCCAGTCAGCATTAAATTTGTAAACACACTGTTCGTGTCCTTGATGGCGCGGTCGGCGGGTTCGAATAGCACGTCGTAGAAGTACTGCGGGACCGTGCGATCTTTCTGTGCAAATGGCGTGATATTTTTAAAGTAATTCTCCCACGTGCGCGCAACAAGGGCCTGTTTCTCGAACTTCTCTGGTGCGGCCTTATACGCGTCGTACAGCACGTCTAGCTGAGCATCCAACGCGGCCTTCTTTTCTGATTGGTCGTCTTGCTCTTCTTTTTTCTCTTCCGGCGGTTTGCGACCAGTCAGCGCCTCGAAGTAACTGCGGCGAGCGGCTTCGACCTTTTGCAAATTTTTCTCGTTTTCATTTTGTCGCGCGGCGGTATCGACAAGTGCCAGTCCGCCCGCAGCGCCAGCGGCGGGAAGAGTTGCGTTCAACACACTGCGCCAAGCGTCGTGACCCGACGATTCAGAATCGTAGTCGCTTCTACCGGGGCGAAACGGACCTGTAAGTGTGCGCGGCATATTTTCAGACACGTAGTGCCAAAGCGGCCGTGACGTAGCGGCGGCAGTGCCTAAACCGCCAACACCGCCGAGCGTTGCTCCTAAAATCGCATTTTGTCGCCGACGGCCCTTCGGCGCTCGGGCGGCGCCGATAAGCGCGCCCGCGCCAGCACCCAAAGCTGGCGCCATTACAAACATCGGATCGAGTGCGGCGGCTTTGGCGTTGCCGGCCGTCAAGAAAGGCAACGACGGCATCTCAGGTAAAAGAGATTCCTCTTCGTCTTCCGCTGGCACAGTAACCTCAGAAATCGGCTCGTTCGCGACGGCGACAGGGTCGGGAATAGCTGTGGCTTGACGATACTTATCAGCCAAATAGCGCGATAGATAATATAAGCCGCCGACGCCAAGACCTGCCAGACCACTATACATAACGCCTTTACGAAATTCGTCGCCAATTCCGGCGTTGTTCTGTCTGTCATACGCCTCGCTGCGGCCGGGAGGCAATGGTCGCGACGCGCCCCATGTCGACTCAGCCGCTGTTTTATTGATGCTCATACGCCCACCAATGCTATTTAGGCGGAATCATGCCGTAAACCTGACACCACTCCAACCACACTCTGTAATGTTTTTTTTCTTCGTCCCAGTGGTTTTCACGCCGCTGCATCATATACCAGCCGTTCACGATTTTATCATTTATGTCGTCAAATTCGATTTTTTGCTGTTCGTCCCACAACTCAAACATTTTTGATTTAAAGTCGAGCCGGAAATCGATGTTTTCGAGTTCGTCTTGCTTTAAATTTGGCGTCACGCCCGACGCGGCTAAAACGGGAAAGCCTTCCGGCGTGCCTGGCCAATGCAGACGCTGGCCGCCGTGCTGACTGCCTGAAATTTCGCCGAAGTACTTCCGTGTACTCACAACATCTCCTCGTTAAGAATCCAAACCGCGCGACGAGCGGTATTTTTCATAATCCCGCCGCGCTTTCAACCGCTTAGCCTGAATACGATATGCCTGCTCTAATTCATCCGCCTTCAAATCGTCGTCGGTAATTTTGGGGTCGGTCAGCTTGGCTGCGCCCCAACCCAAACCACCACCGAGGGCTAAACCGCCCGCAATCGGCGCGCCGAGAAATAACAGGCCGGCGTTCGGTACGTTTTCGCCGACTGTGCGGGCGGCACCGTATGCTCCAGCGGCGCCAGCCCCTAATGCGCCAGCGCCCAAAAGAGAGCCGCCGGATCGCACGGCCTGACCGGCACGCGCGGCCCACGGGGCTAGCCGCGCGGCAAGCGGCGCTAACCAGCCCCACGCTGTTTTGACGCGATATTCAATCTGATCGTCATTCCAACCGGCTTCTTTGCAGTACGCCATAAAGCCGGCTTTAAACGCCGCTTTTTCTGTTACGCTATCAAAATCCATGTCACTCTCCCGGCAGAATTAACTTTTTTGGGGCGCTTTGGCCAGCCCCCATTGTAAAATCTGGGGCGACATGTTTTCCAGTGTCTCTTCCCAGCGGCAGCGAGCCGGGAAGCGCCGTCGAGAAATTCGCCGCGGAGGCCAACGAAATCCGGCTTTTACGGTTTGGACGATGTTTAATAAACCACGCATCAACCTTGGGGTCGCTGCGGTCGCCCTGCTCTTTGGCCTCGTACGTACAAGCGATCATCTCCTCAACCGCCTTAATAAGCTCATTGCGGTCGGCCGATAGCCACGACGCCTTGGTCGGATTCTCGGCGGCAATAGTGCGCAGCCGGCGTGCCTCGTCAGAAAGTGCCTGCGCCCGCTGTAAAAACTCGCGGCGCGTCAGGACGAAAAATTCACCGGTGTCTTCGTCGTGCAGACAAATGAAACCGTTCTCGGCGTAAAACTTCAGTCCTCGAAACGTATAACACTTGCCGGTAACTTTATGCATCCTTGCACCTTCCGTAGCGTATAGCGAGCGTCAGCCTCCGTAATGCACTGTATATCGGACATTACGTATTTCGGCAACGGCATTCTATTTCCGGATAATTGCGCCGCAGCCAATTATCGCGAAATAGTGTCCCCGCGCGGTGGACCCTCGCAGTCGGGGCATTTCGTCCATTCATGGTTGTCGCCGGAGCGCACACGACCGGTGCCATTGCACGTGGTGCAATCTTTTGTCGGCACTTTTGGCTTCACTACTTTTGGTGTCGGCAGCAGCGACGCATAAGCGGCATCGGCGGCGATCAAACCCACATAGTCGGGCTGCGTGGGCTGCGGCACAGGAAAAAGAAACGCCAATAAGGCCAGTAACCACTTGAACATATGTGCCTCTTGGATGTTTGGCGCAGAATAGCCTAAAAAAGTTATGTCGTTCCGCGCGACAGATCAATTTGACGTGTCGCTAAATGTTGCCTTTTGCGCCATATGACTTCAACTTTTTGGGCGGCCAGCCGTTAACGCCAGAGAACGCGATCATGCCACGATTCTTCATATCCGACCACTTCGACCAGAACGAGCCGACAGGAATGTCGTACTTGGTGCCGTAAATACGCGTGCCGCCTTCGTTCCACTCACCCCATGAATTTTGAATTAACACCAGCGGCTCGCCGTATAGTTTTTTAATCTCGTCGCGATCGTCCACGGCCAGATAGGCGAGGGCGTGCGCCCAACCCTTTGGCGTGCGCTTAGATACGCCGAACTCGTCGCGAACGTTAGACCACGACTCGCTACCACAACTGGTTATACAGTACCCATTCGCCAACAAGTCGCGGAGTTGTTCGTAATCTTTAACGTCAGTAGCGGTGCGGATTAAATGGTTTTTGCCGATCCCCAGCCACGATTCGGGAGGCGTGCGGGAGCCATAGATGCCGGCGTTGCGCGCGCTGTATGTCGTCAGATCAACACCGATCTCGTCGTACTTTTTACGCAGCCACAAGCCGCTTTCCTTGAGCGCCACCTGCGCGGCGGCGCCGCACGACCAACCGTCGCCGCCGTGCCGGCGCCAATTGTAAAACGCTTCGGTCGAAAGCACGCCAAACATGCGGGCGGCTTCGCTGACTTCCGGGGCGCCCTCTAACTTACCGGTTACTTCGTCTGGTTTGCCGCTGGTAATCTCGCAGCACATAGTGCCCAATCCGGCGTTTCGCGTCGACCAACTGACGCAGTCGCCGCGGCCCTGAGCGCCGCCGGGCAGCGAATCCGGATACAACTCCAGAATCTCCAGCACCGGCAGACTTAACTTGCCTTTGCCGCTATCAGCAATGCCCTGCGATTGACACGCCATGGCGCCGTCGGGAATACCGCCGGCAGAACGCACAAAATCCCACAGCGCCTCGTCGGCAGCCGGATCGGCGTAGGCTCCGATAAAGCCTTTTTCGTATGTCGAGACGATGTCGTCAAGATTTGTAAAAAACTGCTCGTCAGCCATTTTAAACCCCTACTTAGCGGGCCGACGCGATGATCACATCGCAGGCCTTGACGAGTTTGCTCTGCATCAGCAGCGTAACCGGGTTGACGACGCTCGGGTCGGTATCAGCGTCCTTAACGGCCGCGGCGAACACAGCCTCAATCGCTGCGTCCAAGCCTTCATACTTACCCGGAGTCGCTATCGCCATCTGCAGCGTCCGGGCATGCAGTTCTTCAAACTTCTCTGTCGTATTGACGCGCGCGGCATTATCTCGGTTCAACACTTCTTTTAAACCAGTGTACACGCTGACGACGCGCGCTTTGTCAGCCGCAGTTGCGCCGGTCAGCGCTTTGACAATCGCCGCGTCGGGTTCAGCCGACACGGCTACGTCGTCTACCGCCACCGGCTTCGAGAAATACTTCGAAACGTTAATCCCGTTGGGGAAAAACACTGCGAAACCCAGCAAAACGCCAGCGGCCAGCACAAGCTTTTTCATAGCATACTCTCCAGCAAAAATACGTCAGGCAACAGGTTTCTTAGTGTGCTCGACAATCACGCGCAGCAAGTTCGTGCACGCCTCAACGCCCTCGGCGCAATTTTCGGCCGCCAGCTTGTCGCGCAGTTCGGTGACAGCAATTAAATCGTTCACAATTGTCAACGCAATTGACTGTTCGCTCGACGGTACGCGGTCAAGACGACTAGCTACTAACGCCCACAGCTGCTTGCGATATGTAACCGCCGTCAGCGCCACAAAAACACCCAAACACACAGACTGAAAAGTTGTCATTGCATATCTCCTTGGACTAGGCCAATTTTATCAGGTTTGCGGCACAAGTACATACGGCCGGCCGTTAATCATAATCCGCCCACCAATTTTTAGGCCAGCGTCTTTTGTTAACGGATACTTGCTTTTGCGCTTGCCATACAATTTTACAATCTCTTCAATATCGCCTGCTCGGGGCGCTGTGCAGTTCGGATCGTAATAGGGTGCCATTAAGTTACCAGCGTTTAAATGCGCCAAACCCAACGCGTGACCAATCTCGTGGCACATGACCGCGACCGCCATGTTAAAAGACCAGTCTTCGGCTTCGTCAAACATTTGGTCGAGTTGCATATTCTCCGCTACGCCACACGGAAGCTCGCTCCACGCTAATGTGCCGCCGCGAGCGTCGAGATTGTTTCTCTTGCCGACACCCGAACGCGCGTAAATGTTGGCGTGCTCCTGGCGCTCTACACGCGTGGGTTCCAGATTGCAGACCTCGGCCCACTGCGAAAACGCTACGTCATACGCTTCTTTAATTTGCTCGTCGCTGAGGTTAGGAAGTTTAATGTCGTGGTAATACGTGACTTTGCTCATAGGCCACTTGCATGGGTCGGCAGCTGAGGTCAGATTAAAGTCCGGCAAGCCGCAGCGTAATTTACGAATGCGGTGCGCGGTTTTTTCATTCACCTCGCCGTTCGCTTCTAAACCATTAAATTTTTGATAAGCGCGCACGGCTTTCTGCAATTCGGCGCCCTTGAGCTTCTTTACAGCGGCCCAAGTTTTATCGCCGAAGTAACCGTAGTTGTACAGAAACTTGAGCACGTCATCGACCGGCAACACGCTATTGAGTGTAGACTTCCGTGTCATACTCGCACCTTATTTGTTGGACGCGCGAACAATGTCAATGATGTCGGCGCGATTGGAAGATTTAATTGCGTTAACAGCTGCGGTAAAAAACGGGTTGTGGCGCGCTTTTGTAACGCCGTTTTTTACGCAGTGCTGGGCCCACAACACGTTTAACCGGCGCTTGAGCCGCATTAACTTGCGCGGCGGCAACAAATGCACGTTGGCGATATCTAGCTCCACGTCGGCGATGGACCGACTCTGGGTGCACAGACCGATCACCTGCAGAATGACCGAAATAATGAACAGAATAGTGAACGGGTCGACTCCGTAACTATTCTGTTCTTCTTCCGCCAGCAATTCTGCCAACAACCGCTGCTCTAGGCTTTTAAGGCCGGTACAGCGATCAATTTTAGATTGCAGCGCGACCAGTTCTTCATGTGTCACGAAGCGCGCATCCTTTCGATCGTTACCGACTCTACGTACTGGTACTTCATGCGCAGCATTTGCGATTTAAGCTCCAGCCGACCGGAAATAAGCTTCCAGATTAACAAAGAGTTCACTACGATCACCTCGCTGGCGCCGATCAACGCCGCAACAGCTTTCGTCAGCGTCTCTACGTCCGAGCTATGCAGCCAGCCAACGAGCGCCAAAACCGCCAACAGGTTTGAAAGCGTCGTCACCGCAGTTGTCGCCAGTTCCGGCGTCAGCCACTTTGTGACAATAGCTTTTTCCTCGTCGCCAAAAAAATCTGTGAAAATGCGCAGGTCCTCAACAGGAGCAGAAACCGGTTTCTTAGCTGTAGACATAGTGCACCTTTTTACGCGCGGTTAAACATAGCGGGCACGATCGCGTGCATCATGCCGCCCCAGAGTCCCATATCTTGTAGTTTTTCCTGGCCCAACGGCGTCAAGCCGGCCATAGCCGATAACGCCCGGCCGGCAATATTAGCTGTCGCCAACCCCACCCCGGCGGACGCAATCCCCCGAATAACATCGACGGGCCGAATAATCGGCGACCGTTGTGCCGTACTGATGCCCGACATTAAACCCGTTGTCGCGGCGGCGTAGGCCGGCGGTGTGAACTGACTACCACCATTATACATTCCGCGCTGGACATCTTGCCATGCGGCCTGATTAAACTGCGGAACAGACACGGTCGGCGCAAACAAATGCTGATTGTTAAACCGATCAAAACCAACTTTTTCGCCGGGCGCGGTTATAGGTGTGTTGTTTGGCGTAATCCATGATTTCCAAAAACCGATGTCGGGTCGGGTGCGCGACACGCCATAAGCGTTATTAAGCCCAACTAAACCACCGCCAGCCAGCCCCAGCATGCCAAGATTACGCCGAAGTTTGCCGCGCTCTAAATACCGCTCTGGAAACAGGTTTTCTGCCAGCGCGCCAGCGCCGTACCCAGCGCCGCCCAGCATCAAGCCGGACACAATCGCGTTGGACAGCGGCGTCGGGCCGCCCAGCATTTTGTGGCCGAAATCAAACGCGTGACTAATACCCGAAATAGCGGCTGCTTTGATTAAAATCTCGCGGTTCCAGTCAGGCGCTGTTTTGTGCGACCGTAAAATTACACAGCGGTTATTGTCGACAGCTAATTTTGACAGCCGCTTCGGATTTGGGCGATAGAGCACCAGCACGTTATCCGCTGTGTCCCATGTCGCCAGCGAACCGGCCAAATCGCCCGTCTGCGCCGCAATTTTTTCGTACGCTACTCGCAGACGGGTGGCCTGCGGCAGCATTTCCGCCACGACATCGGGTACAGTTTTCCATTCCTGCAGCGTGCTCATTGCGGCCGTCCAAATGCAGCGTTTAACAAATGATCGCCGTTGTTGTAAATAACCTGCTCGGCAAGGTTGGGTTCTTCCATTTCACCGCGCATGGCTTTCATGGCCAATTCGTATCGGTACTGCGGGCTTAACGTCGCCATGTACTGCTGGTGATTCCGGCGCGAGTTAATCATAAAGTCGCCTCGGCGTTTGACGTCCATTAACTGACTGCGCACATTTTCAAACACTGGCTTGTTGTAGTCGTAAACAATCGGACGGCGCAGACTGTACATATTGCGCAACTGATTCATGTACACGTTTTCGGCTGCTTTTACGGTCGGCGGGATGATAGCTGGATCGGTATGCAGCCTAAATTTCGTGGGCTTGTGCGTGACGCCTTTGTGGTAGGGTTTCGGGTCGTCTACTATCCAGTCCTGTGGAGCTTTGGCCATAAGCCGCCGTAAGATGTCCGTCTTTTCAGCGTACCGTTTGTTGTCGGAGTGTTCTTTAGCCAAGAGCAGCTGCGCTAATACGTCTTTGTGCGCGGCAATACTGCGCTTCTCTATTTCTTTGATTTTTTCGTAGTAGCTCTTGTCTTCGGACAGGTGATCCTTGGCAATTTCTTTGGCGGCTTGATCATTATTTGTGTGTTCGTACTCATGTTTGGCTCCTTCGGCTAACGCGGCTGGGGAAAATTCCCGATCGGGTAAATTGTCGGCTACACCACCATGTAAAACGTCTTTTTGTCCCGAGCGGGAAAGTTCGGAAGATTGTTTATTTACAGCGTTGTCTATGATGTGTTGAATGGCTGCCATTCGTCCGTGTGCAACTGGCGGCAACATGAATTGTTTGTCTTGCATCAACGCGAGTGCTTTTTCCGGGTTGTAAAACCTGCGGTTGGTTGCACTCCAAAAATCAAGATTTTTGTTTCTCTGTTTGTTAACAAAATCAGCTACGACAAAATGCGTGCGTGAGCCCGCAAAGTTTCTGCCCGTGCGGGCTCTGTAATCATCACTCCACGGATTATCGACTGGCGGTATTGGCAACAAAACCGGATTGGCGGCCTGAATGCCTGTTTCTTCAGCCAGTTCCCGTACGGCTGCCTGCTCGGGAGTTTCGCCGGGGTCAAGACCGCCGCCCGGAGCCGCAAAAGATTTATCTTCAGCCCACTGGCCGCCATAAATTTTGCCGGTTCTTGGGTGTCGAGTTAATATCTCAACGCGTTCCCGCCACGGAAGTTCGGAAGCCACTTTCGGTACGGCGAGCGACGGATACCCGGCTGTCTCCTGAAACTTCTTGAGCCGGGCGGCGAGCAGTTCTTTCTGCTGCTGGCTTCTCAGCCACGCATTGGCTATTAAAGCCAGATCAGTCATTTCTTTGTCGACATTACCGCCGGTGTTAATCGCAGCCTGCGTGTCTGTCAGATGTTTCGGCAAAGCGGCAAGAATGTGCTCACGCTCGCCCCACTTGGGGGCCAACTTTGTTAAATCTGCCGCAGCGGCCTTACGTACTTCGTTGTCCTGCAGCACTTTCTTGCGCCGTACAGCGACGGTTATGTGAAACGCGTGGTCGCCATTCATGCGCGGCGACAGGCCATAGCTTTTGCGAAGCGTGGCGAGTTCCGGGCTCGATATCTCAATCACCCAGACCTTGCTCACGCCATCGACATTGCGGACGTCGATCTCTTTCATACCGCCGAGCTTGTACGAGAACATGTGCCCGCGCTCGTTAATATTGTCGACGCCGATTTTATTGACTTCGTCGGCGTTCATCACAGAGATATGCGCGTTTAGGACATCGGCGTCCACGTTTGGCGCATTCATCACGCCGGCAAGTGGAAGCTCAGTGCCGGTTACAGAAAGCGCGTCAAAAACACCGCGCACAAGAGCGTTGGGCACAGAAAGCAGCAGCCAGCCGGATTTAGCCAGATAGAGCCGGCCAGTGAGCGGGTAATTCGTCGCGGCCTGCTTGTTGCCGCGGTACAGCCAGCCAAAAGCGTTGCCGGCTTTGTATTCAGGCGTCTCGGCATAAAGCTCGGGCCGCCATGTGCGCTGATCTAGAACTGAGAAGCCATCCATGGCAGCCCCGTGTATTTATTTTTGGGCCGCCGTCGCTGTCGTGGAGTAATTTTCTGGGTTGGCGGCGGAAACAGTACTGCACACCGAAATTGCGTGCGCCGATAAAAACATGGCCCAGCCGCAAAGCGCAGCCATTACCCACGCCATCAAGCTCAGTTGGTTACGGGTGTGTTGGTCCATGGTCATCGCTACTAGGGTGGCGGTGTGTCTCATCGCGGTCCCTCTCATGATTAATAATGATTTTAATGCCGGCGCCTGACAAGAGAGAAATAAGCACGTCCGTTAACGTCGAGCCGCCCATGCCAGCCAACACACAAACGCCGATCAGGCCGTGGATATTTGCGGCTTTTTGATAGTTTTCGTACCAAATCAGGGAAATAGCTAAACCCAGAAATCCGGCGTTCAGCATCGAGCTTACCACCGCTAGTTTAGAAAGTTTCTTGCTGAAACGCAAAAGCGTAGCCAGCCCAGCAAAAGCTGAGACGCCGAAGGCCGCTGCAAATACGGATAAAGACACTATAACGTCATCAAACATAAGCGTTTACGCAAAAATAAGGTGTGTACCGCAAGCCCCCGCGATCCCCTACCCGCGGGTCCGACCCTGACCGAAATCAGAGCTTCACGACGACTTTCGAGGGCAAGAAATTCGCCCCGTGTGGTATTCGCCGCACCCCCAATCGTGTTCACGACTAAACCTGACCACGAAACCGTGTCGCCGTATTTACATCCCTGTAGCAACGGCAACCCTAACCGGCCGACCACCACGGCCAACTTACGGTACACACTAATTATACAAACTACCGAGTATTGATCGGTAGTTCGGCGCCGCAAATTGTCAAAGAGCCGCTACTAGATATAGCTTAGCGGCTCGTTGCTGCATAGGCCAGCTGGTTCGGCGTTTTCTAGCCAAGCGCGCTCGTATGTTTCTGGCAGCATAGCGATCGAGCGCGAAACCAGCGTGTGGGGCGGCAGCGTCCAGATAAACTGCGCGCTTGTTAACGACATAAAATTGTCGCTGTATAAAAAACAGTGTGCGTTTACATTGCACAGCGCGTCGACAGTTTCGGCGTTGTAAGCGCGGCTCCACACTCGCTGCTTTGCCAGTATTGCCGGAGAGATAGTGTGGCAGCCATTCGCGTGCGGCAATAAAAACTGTCCATGTTTAAATACGACATCGACGCAAACGTGCCAGCCGTCTTTTAAAGCTTTTTGAATATACGGTAGTGTGTTTTCAAGTTCTGGCTGCGGGCCGTCGGTGTTTCCGAGGTGCGAAATAATAATGCCGCTAAAAGCCTGCCTGCCCATGAAGACATCCCTGTCGTTATTAACACGCTGCCGGCCAAAAACAGAAGCGCCCATCGTACCAACTGACGATGGGCGCGTCCACGATGCGACAGAAAAAAAAATAGTCAGAGCACTTTGGCTGCGATCAGACAACCGCGCGCCACAGCGTGCAGCGGATCGTTGGCATGCCGTACGGCTTTGACCGGCAGCGGGAACTCATTCTCTTCGAGCTTCTTGGCGAACAGATCGACGAAGCCCTTGGCCTGACTCGTGCCGCCCGCGATCACGACCGGCAGCGGATTCTTGAACTTGGGTAGCAGCTTGTGCCCCTTCATCGCGGCGGCCAGATTCTTTGTGGTGTAGTCGATGAGCCGCTCGTAATAGGAACTCACGGCGGCTAAAACAACATTATCGTTCGGTTGGCCGATGGTGAACTCGCCGTTCTCTTTCTCGGCTTGGACGACGCTATCGGGCTCGCCGGTTGCAATCGCCGACATTCGATCAATCCAATCGCCGGACTTCGTCGTCGAGAACATGACGGTTGGTTCGCCGTTGAGCATGACGCAGCAGTTCACCATGCCCGCACCGCACGACAGCGCTACGCCGGTATATTCGTCATTCTCTAGTTCCGAGTAGCACAGCGCCTCGGCTTCGTTGATGGCGCGCGCGTTATAGCCGCACGACGCCAAAACTGTCTTTACCACGTCTTCATGGTAGCCGACGTCGAACTCATCGTCTTCTTGATCCACGGGCTGCGCCGGCACGCAGAACACCAGCTTCTCGTCCTGCTCGGCTGCTTTGCCGCAGACCTGCTTAAGAATGTAAGCCAGCACCCGCTTGGCTTCTTTTTCTTTGGAACTCACGACGCCGCGGTACATCGGGCGCTTGGCTGACTCGTTGCGCTCAATAGCCTTCTCGATGGCGTCTTGGCCTAAAATAATAAAAGTGCCGTCGTTATCTTTGACGAACACTTTGCCCTGCAGCCCTTTCTCGATCATCTTAGTCGCCACAGGGGTAGTGGGCTTGATGCAATAGAAGGCGTCGCGAAACTCTTTGTAGGTGGTGTATTCCGCCTTGTCGTCGCTCGTGAAGCTGACGGCTCCCTCGGTGTCACTGGCCAGCACGATGTACGAGGTGCCGACGTCGAGTCCTTTTGCCATGATTACTTCCCTTTCAATTGCGCTAGTTTGTTGACCGACAAGTTAATTGTATCTGCTTGCGCCGTCGTTCTGCCTAGCTCTACGTCAGAACCGGGCTGGATGGTGTCCGTGTCGATTTTAGTGACAACCGTACGAGTATCAATATCAATCTTGCCGAGTTTTTCTTTAACAACTGCGGCTTTTTCGGCTTTCTTTTCTTTCTCGAAGAAACTGGTGGGCTGTTGAATGCGGCTTTCCAGCGTGATTGCCCGGCTGCTGTCTAACCCATAAAACGTGCGCAGAGCGGCGTAAATAAAATCAAGACGCGCAAAAAAATAGCCCGCCACAAAACCGCCCAGTATGCCGCTCAGTATTTCTATGGTCATGGCGTCCAGACCTTGTGTGGGTCAACGGCGCCCTTACCGAAGACAGGAAGAGTTTCGCAGACCGGGAACATATCTTCAAGCTTTTTAAACACGCTACTATCCGTGGCGCCAACACCTTCAGGCATGTCGTCGATCCAGATATCAATCGTATATCCCATTGCCAGCGTGCGGTCGCGCTTGGGCGAATGATTACAGAATATCAAGTCCGTGAGCAGCTTGAACGTGGCTTCGCCGAACACCGTCGCCAGTTCTAGCCGGCTGTGCGGGGTTTCCGTGCGCCCGGTGACGCAAATAACCTTGTGACCGCGCTTAACCGCGTGCTGCACCATAAACCGCCAGAATTCGACGTCGCTGGTAAACGTGCGGTCGAAATCGAGGGCAATAGTTGTCTGGCGAAACGGCGTCGTCATGACGACAAAACTACGCTTTCAGTATGTGCCAAGCGTCGCGCCACACGCTGTCTGGTAGAAAAGAAATTTTGTGACGACAGTATAAAATTTCAGCACCGGGCACGATAAAAAATTGCCGCAATTCTGTGTGCACAAAGATAAAAACGTCAATCTCGTTTTCCGAGTACTGACTTGTTTTGCCGGGTTTTTGACGCCGGAATCGGCAGCTTTTGTGCCGGCGGACTGAAAAACTACACAACCCGTTTGTCGTTTCAGTTTTTACCGCCGTAGATTTTACTTGCACTCGGTTCAATACGTTATTGTGCGCCGCAATTAAATCGTAACCGATATCGAGCAGCGGCACACACGGGACAATTTGATGCTCGTACATTTCGGCAATGACTAGCGAAACGCCACGCGCGCCAATTGCCAAGGACCGCGACCACCTATTCGCCGCCGCGGCTTCTTTTAATGCCGGCATTGTGTCATCCTTAACACGGCGCCGCAGCTGCAAAATTATTTGATATCGCCAGCTTCGATCATAGCCTCAAAAATATCAAAGGCTTTTTTAGCCCGCATCATGTGCAACTGCTGCAAGCCCAGCAGCACATTAGAAAGCTCGTCGACGTCCACGGTGTCTTCAATAACCGCGTCGGCCAGCAGGCCAATGTCATCTGCCGTGTGCCACGCGTTCATGATCGCCTGCTCTAACTCGAATCTGTCATTAGCCATTTTTTCTCTCCTTAACTGCCTGAGTAGGACTCGAACCTACAACCTCAGCATTAACAGTGCCGCGCACTACCATTGTGCTATCAGGCATTACTGTCGTCGCCGATGATCCAATGCAACAACAAAAGACCCACGATGACGGTTACCGCGTCATTCCACGTCATGTCACACCAGCCGTGACTCAGCCGCGCGATACTGGTGCTTGAGCGTGTCGGCGAGAATGCGCCGCAGCTTTTCACAGTCCTCGTAGCTGTCCTGCAACTGGTCTTCGTAAAAGATTTTGAGGTACGCGGACTCGACCGGCCACGTGCCAGCCAACGCATCCAACTGTGCAATGCGCTTAGCGTAGTTGTTCACGACTTCTTCTTCCAGCTGCACCGAATGCCCCAGCGCGTCTTCCACCTTCGTAAACGACGGGAAATTCTTGCCGCTGGAATTAGGCAGCGCAAAATGCAGGCCGAGCAGGCGGTCCAAAAACGCCTGCACGTGCTCCAACTCGCCCTTGGCCGCGTTCGTGAAGAACTCTTTATATTCTTCTGCGTGCAAACCAGTGATATAGCTGGCGTGATACAAGTAGAACTGCAGGTGCGTCCACTCATTATGCAAATCTTCGTTCATCAACTGCAGAAACTGCGGTAGCGTCAATTGCGACATCATTCTTCCTCCGTGAAAGTGGCTTCAATCTGCGGCGCTGTAAGTTGCAACATAATTAGTTTGACAGAGATCGACTTTTTTTGTCGGAAAGACATGCGAATCCTTTTGCTTAAAGCCATCCGTGCACGCACTCTTAAATTCGTCCATCCAAAGTTTTCGAATTTGAGACCAATTAAACGCAGCAACATTACGTTGCGCCGCGTGTGACATGTACAAATACGTATCGTGATCGTGCTGCAGTTCTTCGATCCGCCGCACAGCCTCCTCGACCAAAGCAGCGGGATCTAGCGGCAGCAGAATGCCCGCGCCGTTAGTAGCCAGCGCCGGAAAAATACCAACCGGAGTACCCAATGTAGGTACGCCAGCGGCCGCTGCTTCGAGCGCCACGTAAGGATTGCCCTCGGTTGTCGAGCAAAACATGACAAGATCAACGCTCTGATACAGTTGATCAGCCGCCAGAAAATGCAGATTCTCGCGCTGATAAAACTCCAGTCCGGTTCGCGCGGCTACTTCTTGCGCTAGATAGCCACGTTTGAGGTCTAAACCGCCGTGATCGCTGCGACTCATGCGCCCAAAATAGCCCAACCGACGAATGCTAGTGCTGGGTTCACGCCGGTAGTTCGCCGTCGTGAGGCCGACAGGCAAAATCACCGGCGTCCGGCTTTTTGTGCACGCCACTGACTCGCGCCAAATGGGCGCTGAGACAGCGGCGTAACCGGCTAACCGCGTAAAATATTCTTCTGGGAATCTCTGCAGCGCGTCTTTGATGTCAAATTCGCTGTGTACTTGCGCATAGCACTTCTCCAGCGGCCAGCCATAAGTCGTATGCAGGAAGAAACAGCCGACCGGCGTCGAGAAATACAAGTCGTATTTATCCCGCAACAACGCGGACTCAAGTGCTTCCAATTTCTTGGTCCAGCACCAGATGTCGCCGTCGATGTCGGGATGCAAGAACTTGATCAGTTCGTTGAATATCTTCCCGAACACCCAGTTGTTTTCGATGAAATATAGTACGCGCATACGACGGGTTATACCCGCGTCGGCAAAAGCTGTAAACCCAATTTCGGCGAAAAAGAGCCGTTAAATAGGGTAGGGGCCATAAGCGTTTGCTAGCATGCTAGCAGCAAACTCTTCGTACGTCGTGCCGGAGGGTAAAGCCGGCGAGCCGTCGGCCGTCACAGACAAAAACTTAGCGTACTCAGGGTACTGCCGAAACGCCGCCAACACAATTGCTTCGCGAGCCCGCCACCCGAGCGGCGGAGTCATGTCGCGACGCAGTTCAAATATCTTTTGCAGCACACCTTTTGTAAACATGCTACCTGCGGTATCAATCCGCGCTAACTGCCGCGACACCTCCGCGACCACTTGTTTAAACAAGTATTTCGGGTCTGCTAGCTGGGCATGCTGGGCGCGCAACGTCTGCAATTGCTGCCGCGCGCTACTGGAAGTCTTCGGCGTCAGGCTACCGGGCAGGCTCATAAATATAGCAATGACCAGCCACTCAGGCAGTAGAAACAAGAGCGCCGCTTGTTTCCGTAACTTGTCCAGCACAGCCAAGCCGCCAGCCCATCCCGCGCGACGGCCGTCGGGCCCTTTAGCGTCCATTGCAGCTTGAATCTGCAGTCCGATCTCGACAACGTTGTTACCGAACAGATAATCCGACGATGGAAGCTTGACGCCGACTAGCTTCAAAAGCCAGCCTATTACCCGCCCTGTGAGTGCGAGTGTTGCGTCTGACATCTGTTACTTTTTGGCTTTCTTGTCTTTTTTCTTCTTGCTACCAACTGGGCGGCACGAGTCGTTGCTGTACGGCTTCTTGCCCGGCACTGGCTCATAGCCGGCCCAGCAGCGCGCGCTCTTCATGCACATCACAATAATTTGTTTTTTAACAACTTTGGGTTGCGGTTTCGCATCCGCTTGATTGCGCAGCGTTAACTCATGCGCTCGCCGGGCGTTGTCCACGCGGTACGGCGCGCCCTTGGCTTGCTCAGTTTTCAGATCGCTGAGTTCCTTGGCGTCCATGTCGTTGAACGCCCACTTTTCAATAAACTTGTTGACGTTCATTGTTGACGCTTTCTTTGTTGCCCAACCGTGGATATACGGTTGCAAATAATCGCCCGAGTTAAGGCGCGCCGAGTTCATTACAACGCGCTGATTCGACGGGCCAAAAAAATTCCATTTGCTCGGCGACGTTAGTGTATTCCAGACATCCGACCCAGACGGCAAAGTCTTGCGAATCCCGGCAATCGCGTCCGTAGCGGCGCCGATATTACCATAGACAGACGTCAAACCGCCGCCGTCGGTGTACGCCTGCCCGTCTTGTATCTTCTTCGAGATGGCACTGTTCGGGTCATCGAACGCCGACACCACAGTACCGGCGCCCCGTAGCGCCCGCATAGCGTCCTCGGGAGTTTTGATGTTAACGGGGTCCATTTTCATAAGCCATTGGGCCTTGATGTTGTCCGGCAATGGCGCTTTGAGCAACGACTGCAATTGTTGTTTTTTCGCCATCGAATCTTGCACTTTGGCTTTCACATCTGCGGTTGAAGAACCCAGTCCAAGGTCGGATTGCGCCACCGCGGCCTGCACCGGATCGTCAGCCATCAGCGTTGACAAGTCCTGTTTGCCCTCGGGAATCATGCCCAGAAACGAACCGACGTTGTAAGTCAAGTCGCCGACGCCTTTCTGGGCTCCTTCGCCGAACATTCCCATGCCGGCCGCGCCCAGACCAAGAGCGCCGATACCCAATCCGCCCAAGAGCGACGTTAAACCGCCGCCACCCAGTAACCCAATAAGCGCCATAGGCACGCCGAACGTAAACGCCAGTTGCCCCATCGGGCCCATGCCCTGCCAAGCGTTCTGCGCCATGCTTTGAATTTCACCGAACATGCCCGGGTTCTGTGTCGCTTCAGGGCTGTTCGCGATTTCCTGCTGCACAAACTGTTTCATGTATTCGTCGCCGGCCGGGCCAAGGCGCTGGTCAATAAATGCTTTTGCCGCGGGAGTGTCCATGCGCCCAGCAACCACGTCATCGGCGCCGGCGCGGTCCGTGTCGCTAATCGAGCCTTTCATGCTCGTCGTTAAATCTTGCAACACTTTGTTTTTTGCTTCGGGCGTGCCGGCCGCTTGATAGTTTTTCATCGCGCCGTCGAAGTCTGGTTTTACGGGCATACCCGCCGGTGTTTGTGACGACGAATTTGTTGCTGCTCCTGATTCTGTCGGCGTGCCTGCGGGTGTCATTGAAGGCGCTGCACCCCATGACTGCGGT